AACTTGTCTTTTATAAGGTCTACTTTTTCTGTAGTGAAATTCAATACAACTGTAAACTTCTCTTTCATAGAAGCTTTTACATTATCAATAGATTTTGCAACACCATCAACAAAGCTTTTTGCGTCAAAGTCTCCAGAAAATAAATCTGAAAAGAATGATTTAAAGTCTGTTGCAAAGAATCTTAGATCGGATTTAAGAACCATTAATTCTAGGCCAGCAAGTTGAATATAGCGTCTAAAGTTTTGAGCAAAGAACCTAGCGGCATCTGCCCCAATCTTTAGACCTACTTTAATATCGTCTGAAAAACCAGTGACATCATCAAATACAGCAACTGCTCGTTTTAGCTCATTGGCAAAAATTACTGCAAACTGCCCAGTTGTAAATTCAAGTGTTTTAAACTCAGAATCAATATCTTTAGCGCCTTTTAAAATAGCGCTGTATACCGCCTCAGCAGTAACTTTACCTGCCATAGCTTCTTCACGAAGTTTCCCAAAAGGAATACCCATACCATCAGCAATGGCTTGAGCTAGCCTTGGCATTTGTTCAAGAACAGAATTAAGTTCTTGACCACGGAGCTGTCCAGATGCCAGACCCTGACCTAACTGGATAATGGCAGCCTTTGCCGACTGAGCTCCAGATCCAGAAATAGCAGCTGCTTGTTGTACTGCCTCCGTAACTAACAAAAGTTCTTTTATTGGTTTTCTAGAGTCTTTTAGAGCTAACCCAAAACGGTTAAATGTTTCTGCAACAGCATCTACGTCAGAACCTGACCTTGCAGCCACGTTAAACAACTCGTTTAGCGTAGCGGTAGTTTGTCTTGCTGTTTTCGTAACAAGCCGTGTCCGGTTCTCTAGCATAGTCATAGAGTCGGCAGCTCGGCTAATCCCTTTTGTAAAGGCACTAGCACCAAAAGCCGCAGTAATACCAATGGCAAGCCTACGGAAGGTATCTGTTGCCTTTCTTGCTTGTTGGTCTAGGTTGCCCATAGACTTATTAATTTTAGATATCTCGTTTTGTGCTTGACGGGCATCAGCACGGATCTTAATATTTACACCACTCATTCGTGTGCCTCCTAATAATAAAAAAGCCCCTGAAGGTAAGAATCCGTATTTCGGAAACACCATCAAGGGCTATTATAATTTAGTATGCTAGGGGGTTAGAATACCAATAGTTAGTAGTACTTGTTCAATAAAGTACTTAGGGGCTTGCTTTGAATGCCCGTTATTTAGAGCACTAATATGCTCAACTTGATTTAATATAGTACCCCCAAGGAATCTTCCCCGAGAGTCTTTGATGACATTTGAACGCCACCCTGCTCTTGCCTCTCCTGTGTCAACAGGTGTTACAATCTTTAACTGTGTTTCGGCATAAGCTATTTGTTCTTCTATTTCTGCGCCAGCAAGTTGGAGCATTTCATTTTCTATTCGCTCCATCTCCTGTCTGAAATTTATTACTTCCAAAGAGATGTTTGTCATTTACCTGTCCAAAATGGTGTCCAACTTTCTTCATCCCCGTTTTTAGCTTTGAGCATCATATCAAGGAACTTGCCCTTTGGTAGAGCTTTAGTTTCAGCCGGAATGTTTTCTTTAAGTTGTTTTATGGAGGGAAATAAATCTTCAGGTCTTCCCTTGTATCCTTGGGCTTGCAAAAGCAAGTATGTCCTCTGATCTTCTCTCCACCCAATTGGACGCTTTCTAAAGTAATTAGCCCACTTTATAAGTTCTTCTTGGGGCATTTCCTGCATTATCTTGTAAACAGGCATACCTAGCGAATAAGCAATATCGTATATAGTCTCTTCGGATTGAGTTAGTTTCCCTCAACGCCCCCGAGACCTGATACACGCATAACATGTGTAGAAAGTTCTGAAAGTTCGCCTAGCGGAAAAGAAGAAAAGTCCTCTTCAGACAGATCTTCTGCGCCCACTACGGCAATTTTAATAATATCACAAAGGAGTTTCAATTGAGCGTCTTCCGCCTTAGATTTTTCAGCCTTCTGAATAATCTTCTGCATGTCCATAATTTGGCCAACAGTCAATTTACGCACTTCAACTTCGTCGCCCATAAATGGGACTTTTTCTGTCATTGATTTATTTACGAGATGTTTCATATCTTATCCTAACTTATCTTTATCATTAAATAGCTCTGCGTTTTCTAATTGGAAATCGTCTAACATCTTACGTACTGTATGTAATACAGAAAGAGTTTCCATAATTTCTTTTCCGGCTCGGCTATCATTATCAAAGTCTTTGAATCTCTCAAAGCTTTTTCGAATACTAATATCAACACTCCTACGCATGTGTCGGAACGTTGTACGCATAACAAACGATTTACTAAATGGTTTATCCATAATTACTCCTTAAAAAAGGGAGCTCCCGGAGGAGCCCCCTAATTGTTTTAGGCAGCAGCCAAAGTTGCTGGACCGAAGAAATCTGACTGAGTAGACAGAGTAACGGTTGCAGTTGTGGAGTCTGTCAAGGCTGGGTTAACCAGAATAGCCTCAATTTTACCTTGGAAGTAGAATTCTGTGTTTTCTACAGCCAAAGTTGCAGCGGCGGCCTCATCAGGAGTAACTGCGGAAGCAGCCATCATGAAGCGGAAGATAACAGTTTGACCAACAAGGGCGTGGATTGCTGTCATGTCTTCTGCAACATAGTTAACAGTAACTTCGAGGCTTGGCGCATCGGCCTGACCTTGAACCTGAGAAGATGTTTTCTGACCATAAACAGGTACGTTTACGATGTTTGCAGGTGTACCCACGGATGGGAACTCACGCACAGAAGGCATACGCACATGATCTGCGTCTGCTGTTCCTGGGGTTGTTCCTACAAATAGTGCAGCACATTCAGCTGCGGTATCAGTACCCGCTGGGATTGTGCCTTTAAAGAGGTCCAGGTATGTAAAGATACCTGCACCGAGTGATGAAATATGTGCCATTTTTATTCTCCGTATAGTGTAAATGGAATGAAATAAGATGCGCTGTAAAGCGAATTATTAGAAGGATCTAGCCCTTCTATTGTTAAGTATGATGTTCCAAGGCTTGTGCCGTTGGGCAGTGTTTTGTTCTGAAGTACAATGTCTAAAAGATCAGCAATTGCCATGAGTCGCCCCTGACCATCTCCTGCTTTTACAAACATTTTTACTGCAATTAGCCCCGTTGTCTTTTTCTTGTCATCATAGGCATAGTTGTTACTTGCACTTGGCAGTACATTCAAACGAACAAACTCTTGAACATTTGATCCTATGCTACCTTGGTAGTTCATAGGGAATGTGGGTATGCTGTTAGCATTCCAAACTGCCCCGCCAAAGACTCCTTCGATGTCAGCCAATACATTATCAAACATTACGACCTCTCCTTAACAAGTATTGCAGTTACTAAGAAACCATCGTCAGAGTAATCAGCAATATTATAGATATCACTACCTACAGTAAGGGTATCATAAACAGATAAGTCCGGGCCGAATTTCATTAGTGCCGTAACCGTAAACCCATCGCCAGAAGGCTTTTGAGTTGACTGAATTATAACTTCTACAGAAGAAGTTGACACAGAAGAAACTACACCCCGATTAGCGAAATCGTAGTTAGAGACTTTGCGAGAGGAAAGTGTCCCAGTAACAACTAAATCTCCTACAGCTGTAAAAGCCTTATTTACAGCGGCACGGATTTTAGCGTTTAGTGACATTAGTTCGCCCTCCACCATCCGGAGCCTTGCCCGGTAGTGCCCCTGCGAAGTAAAGGCCTAATAGGTCTCATAACTACAGAAGGTTTAATAGAGGTTCTTGTAACATCGCTATTACTATCTGTAAGGCTAATGGAGCCTACGGAGATACTCTCGAAAGTTTGAGTAGTACCTGCCAGTAGGTCTTCATTATTTACAAGATGTAATGCTTGTTCATAGACAGCGGTTTTAACACGACTTGGGATTTCGTTTTGTGCTATTGTAACTTGAAGACCTAAACGATCATCAATGTAAATAGCATTTTTACGAGGCCAAGCTAAAGCCTGAGAGGAACTAACAGCAGACCCAATCCAAGCATGGTCATCTACTAACTGAGTAGCAGTAACCAAAGCTTGCTCTTTGATCTCGTCTGTAGCAGAAGTCCATTCGGCACTGTCAATACGAGTTTCAAAGTATGTATCAGCATCTGCTATTTCTACATAACTGTTTGTATTAAGTACAAGTGCCATTAGTTCACTCTCTTATCATAGTTAAGCGTGGAAGATAGGCAGGATGCCCAAGTTCAATGCGTCCATTTTACGTGCATACGAAGCGGCTGCGCCCATAGTTGCGTTAGTTGCAAAGGCAGTTGTTGAACCAGCCCAGTCATAACCCATTGGGTGCATCGCATAGCCCCAGCGATACCATACATTTGTAGAACCACCGCCCATGTAGGAAGCCGCTGAACGGTCAACTTCAACAGGGGTTGGGATTGGCATAGCAGCAGAAGCTACAGAACCTGGCTTGATAATGAAGGTAGTCTTTGTGGACTGTGCGTTTACTTCAGACTCAGCACCCAAGTTACCTTGATTTGCACGAGTCATAATCAGGCGGAATTTACCACCAAAGATTGTTGTGAACTCAATGTTACCTTCAGTAACAGTTGTTTCGTCAACCAAGTTGGCAGCACGCATTTCAGCCATAACTTCAGGGGAAGTAACCATGTACATGAAGTCTGGTTCGTAATCTTTGAATGCAGCACCGATAGAACGGAACAAGCGCTCACCACGGGCAGCGCCCATTGCAGTGGAGTCAAAGAGTTTACGTGCGTCAGAAGCGCCAGTTGCAGCAGCACCGTGAAGCCCAGCAGCGTTAACGTCTACAAAGGAGCCAACACCAGAGGCGTCTGCGTCCGTGTCAAAGTCAATAATGCCGGAAGTTGTGCCGAGGCCAACTTCGTGAGCAGCTACACCCTTGAGTACTGACAACAGAGCGTCATGCTCGTCTTGCGCACGGACTTCAGCAAAGTCACGGGCAATTTTCGCCAGACCGTCTTGCTGGGATACAACTTCTTGCATGTTTACTTGTTCTGCACCGAAGGTACGAACTGTTTTCACAAAGTCAGCAACGTCAGTTGCGATACCTGTGTATGTACCATCTGTTGCAGAGGCCAAGGAGGCAACGTTTACTGTTGCTGAAAGTGGCTTGTACCAACGGAATTGACCGATGAAAGATTCGCCAGAAAGGTCGATGCGCTGGTCAGCAGCAACGATACCTGTGCCATTAAGTTTCTTAGCCTTTGTGTAGGCCTCGTCACCGTAGGCGGAGATTGCCAGAGCGATATTCTGGAAGTCTGTATTTGAGATAGCCATTTTATAATTCCTTTATAGCTGTATATAGTGTTCTTATAGGTTAAAATTACCTAGTTGGCCTTTAGCTGCAAGAGCTAAAATTTCTTGAGTAGTCATTTGGCCAATGGCCTTTTTCTGCTCAGTTGATGGTGCTCCTGCAGGAGTACCTGTACCTGCTCCGCTGTTATTTTTAGGACGGAACAAGAAAGAGTTGTCTTCGGATTTAGCATAAGACTCAACAAAGTCTGAGATAGTCATGCCAGAAGAATGTACCCAAGCCCCTTCTTCACTCTGAATTAATGATTCAACAATTTCACGCCGAGCCATGTCACGAGATTTTTCATTACGGAAATCCATACCTGCCAGAGCCTGATTTAGGACATTATCACGAGAGAGTTTTGTATTCTGCTCTTGATAAGATGCCAGTTTAGCTTTGGCGTCTGCAAGTTCCATTTCTAAAGCTTCTTGCAGCTTGCCTTCTTCTTTCATACGGGCAATTGCGTCCTCTTTGCTTTTAGCTTCAAGGTCTGCTTTTAGCTTTAGTGCGTCATCACGTTCTTTGGCCATTCGGTCCATGTTTTCTTTCATCTTAGCCAGTCGCTCATTTACGATAGCTTCGAGATCATCTTCAGATGCCTTAGGGGCTTCTACTGTTTCCTCAACCTTTTCAGTTGATTGTACAGCTTCTTCTTCTTCATTTACTACTTCATTCTCTACTTGATTTTCCATGATAATTCCTTTCCTAGCACAGCTAGAATTAAATATGATTGTGTGTCACAGACACCTTAAATAGTTTATATCAAACATAGGTACAACCTATGGTCCGATACCATACCAGTCATTCCCGTCCTTAATCGGATCTAGGACTTCTCGGTAGGTTAGCGCCTCTGGGCCAGACTTTAAAAGCCCGTCCTGTTTGGCACGTTGTACGTATTTCCGGTATGTCGCTCTTGACATGCCCGAGTCTCTCATAGCCTTGAGAGTTTGTTCTATTGTCCCAGACTTTAATGCATCAGCATAAAACTGTCTTAAGGCAAATTTCGCATTTACTGCGTCACCTAGGTTTGTAAAGAACGCATCGTGGATTGTACCAGTATCGACATTATTCTTTCGCCCCCAAAGGTGAAATCTTCTTACGAGCACGGCGTCATTGCTGTGGTTCCCATTAACCCCTAATCCAATAGCAGCGTCCTGTATTGATTGTTGTGATAGTAGCTTACCATCACGAGAGGGAGTCTCGTAAATATTAAAGACCTTTTGCCCAGTGACTGGGTCTGTAAAGTCAATTCTTACTTGTTCCTTGACACGATAGCGTTGCATCATTGTTTTACCATCAAAAGTAACCCAAGGAATGTCAACTGAACCAGATTCTGCAACGTAGTCTTTTGCTACGTCTTTCCAGAACTTGATAAACTTTCCGGTCACAGGAACCTCTTCTTCAAGATAGCGAGTCATAATTTTAGATACTTTCTCAAAGACACGGGTACCTACAAGGTCTCCTGTCTCGTCTTTAAGTTTGTATAGAAAAGTATGCATCTCTTCTGAACTCTTAATCCCATCTCTAAACTCTGCCTTGGCAATGTCGTGTAGGGAGTCTGTGATAGGCTTTCCGTCTTTAGAAGCCAGTACCACGTTTTTCTTTATGTCACGTAGTTCGTCAATACGTGCCCAATTCTTTCTGTCCATTTCAAAGCTAATTTTAGCATCAATGGCCTTTTTAAACTTATCCACCTCTTTAGCGGAAATAGTCACTTTACCTTTATTCGCTAACACTTTCGCAAAAGCATTAGAAACGTTATTAGCCTTGGTAGCGTCACCAGCACCATAGAACGTAACCATGTTTTGATTTTTAGCAGCCTTCATAAGGTCTGACCAATCTAGGTCTAATTCAGCAAGTTCAGGTATAGCTAGAAACTCAGGATCATTAACGGTTCTCTTAGCGATCTCATCGTATAATCTTTGTTTACTTGAAGTTTGAACAACATTAGATAAGTCGGCAGCAGCACGATCCTTAGTAGACAAGGCGATAATTTGAGCACCAGAAGAACTAGCATCATTTTCAATCATCATCTTAGTCTTGTACTGAGCTAACTTTTTAATATCTGCGGAACTCCACTTAGACTTATCAGTTAACATTTTACCGCCCATATGTCGGTATATACGAGTGTATTCTAGAGCAAGCCGAGAGACCTTACCTATGTGTTCATCATCAAGACCCATTTGATGGGTTTTAGCAATGAACTTTCGAACTTGCCCTGCACGCTGAGAAGGCTTATCTAACATATAGCCACCAAGCTCTAGCAGATCTTGTTCAATAGCTTTAAAGGCTTTTAGCCTACCCTTTACAGTTAGTACTTCGGTAGCAGCACCTGTTGCAGCACCAATTTGAGTCATAAGCTCTTCAACCGCATTTGGAGTAATAGAAACTCCCTTTGCCGTATTTAAAAACGGACGTACAGTCTCCCCCTTGGTTGGGGTTAATAGTCCACGGTGATATACACGCCCACGGAAATCAATTGAGGCGTCAACTGAAAAACTTTGATTTCTTTGTCTATGGAATTTGGCAGTAGCCAAAACCCCACGACCATCATTACCTCTAGCATCGATAAATAACTTCTTCCATTCATTTTGTTCTAGCAGCTTAGAGTCACCAGCACGTTTAGCTTTAAAGTAAATAACCTCTTCAGCAAAGTCAAAAAAGTCATTGTCAACTTGGTATTTTACGGAGTTAGCATGATTAAGCATTTGAGCCATTTCACGGTCAATCTGCTTAGGATCATAGTCGGGGTATACTTTTTCAGATACAACTGGCATCTTTGTCTTGCGGCCACGAGCATCATAGTACTCTTTTTGACCTGCACGAGCATAGACCTTATCTCTATTATTGTAAACCCCAAACCGCCTAGCTGTACGAGTTTTTGCGTGAGCAATCTGAAGCTGGCGAAGATCCCCGTCGATTATTTGTATTTGTTTAAATACGGAGGTTCCTCGCAGAGTCTTATCAGCTGCAGGTCTACCTGTAACAATGTCGATCGGTGAGCT